TGTATCCGGTCATTTATCTGAAAACGCTCTTATTATGCCGAATTATCGTGCGTTTCGTGATTGTGTAGTAAGAAACACAACCTATTCGCCATTTTCTATTCCACTTCCCTCTGGCCTTACTCTTGGTGGTTCAAAACTTCCTCTTTCAAAACTTCCTCTTGAAATTGAAATTCACCTCGCACCAGATAGTCAATTCTTTTATTCTGCGGACGCAACCACAACTGGAATCCAAGACGCATTTTATGAAATAAATGATATTGAAATAACATGTGAAGTGATGGAAGGTGACGCATCACCAGATGCCGGAGCTTTTGTTTTCAATTCTATTACATCATATTTCAACACTCTTGAATCCACCAATTCTATCATCAATTATAATCTCGGTCTTTCAAAGGTTCTTGGAGCGTTTGTCAATTTCGTTCCTTCTTCATTTGTTAATAATTTAAGCCAAGATGGATATTTGACTTATATGCCTTCCAAGAAAATCACCGGAGCTGGTGGAGATGGTGGTGGTGAAATTGGTGACCTCCTCACAATTTCTTTCCTCCGTAATGGCGAACGCTTCCCAGAAAATTTTGAAACCAAATCCATTTATTCTTCAACAAATGTTGTTTCTGTTGTAGATCCCCAAGTCATCAAGGGTTTCTTATCATCTATTATTCCAGAAAAAGACCATCACAGAACATCGGCCAGTCCAGAGAACACCAATCGTAACTATAAAGTTAATGCAGCCACAGCTGATGGTTATAGACTTATGCCGGACACCGGAGCCACTTATGGTGTCGGAGTACTTTATGACATGTTAGATTCGGAAGGTGTAGATTTCAGTCAAGCTCAATTTTCTATTCAGATGACAAACGAACTTGATGATGGAAATCCAGTATCGGCTTATTTATTCATTAAGTCAAAGGTTGTTGTCGCTTGGTCTGCAACCTCCGGAATTCAAGTAATCTCTTAAATTATTTCTATTCATTAAGATTTTTTAAATTTTATTTTTTCATAATTTTTATATAAATAAATATATAAAAATGGATAGAACAAATGATTCCGCACCAGATGTTTCTTCGGATCAGATTCCAAACCTCATCAAAATTGGAGCTATTCCTTCGGAGTACGGACAGACCTTATCAACTGATATAATTGACCCAGTAACCTTCAATCAGAACCGAATGCGATTCACCATGTCAAGGGTTTCTGGATTCTTACATTCAAAATCAAAAATCACTTTGGCTGTAACTCCCCTCACAAATTCTTCCGCATATTATCCAGTAAATATTGGAGTATCTCAATTGATTCAGTCAGCTGAACTTCGTGTTGGAAACAAGACGATTTGTCAAGTTGATGATTATGCAACCTTTCACGCATATCAATCATTATTCATAACAAATGAAAATAACAAAGAAAGAGAACAATATTTATCACAGAGATTGATGTCACACAAACCTCTCTATGATAATAATCGTCAAGCCGATGACACCAAGAACGCCGCCGCCAAGGTCACTCTTGATACTGGTTTAAATCCGGTTGTAAATACTGCGAACGACGCAGCGACATTCAAGCTTCTTCCGTTCCAATTACATGACGCAACCTCGGCTGATACTGTTAGTGAAGGCCCAGTTTATTCTGTTTATCTTTCGGACTTGTTCCCCTTCCTCCGAACTAATCAACTTCCAGCTTTTATGATAAATGAAGAAATTCATGTTGATATTACATTCCAAGATGGAGTTTCATCTTTATCTGGTGGAGTTCAGTCTCGTCGTCTATGTTGTGCGGAGGGCGAAACAGAGACAGTTGATTATCAGATAAATCAAGATGAATGCAAACTCATTTATGATTCCATTTCTTATGATGGAGAAGTTATGAGAAAATATGCGGAACAAAACAAGCGACTTGTTTTCCAATATGTTGATTATCGTTTAGCCAAGAGAACCGGCCCCCAAGGTGACTTCACCAACTTGACATTCCAGCTTGGCGGAAATGGTCGTCTTGTTTCAAAGGTTATGTTTGCATTACAGAAAAATGGAAACTATGTCGCCGAATCTCTCATGAATGGTGATGGTGTTGCGAAGGCTGTTCCAACCGCTGATGAATTAGCTGTGAATTTAAGGTACAATGACCGATTTGAATATTCTGTTGATCGTAAAAATAAAGCTCTTTTATTCACTACAACTCAACAGAGTGAAGGCCAAGTTCCTATGGTTACTCGTGATGAATATCAGAACAATGGAGTTTCCGCTTTAACGACAAACACACTTGAAGGTCACGACCAATCCGGAGCTGATGATGGTCTTGGTGGAAATTTCAATTGGACTGCAATCCGTCTCAACAAGGGCGAACGAGTAAATAATAAGGGTCTTGAATTAACATACAAGGCTCCCAATCTTGGAGCCGATACATACACTCTCCGTTGTTATTTAGAACTCTTAAAGGTCGCAACAATTGAAGATGGAGTTATGAATTGTTATTTCGCTTAAATTATTTTCTAAATAATAATATAAAAGATGTGGAAAATTGAATGTTTGAGAAAATGCAAAAAATGTGAAAGTTACAAACAAAAATATTTAAGTCAAAAAAAACATGTTGAAGAATTGGAAAAATATATTGAATCAATTCTCAAAACTCAAAAAGAGATTGTAAAATTAATGGAACAATTAAATGATAAAAAATAATCTTTTTTTTTATAATTTTATTCTTAAATTTAAAATCTATTTTTATATATAAAATATGAAAATAGTTTCAAAAGATCCAAGTGAAGATATAAAAGAAGCGAGACCACAATTAAGAACAACAACCATAAAACAATATGAAACCAATCTCAACAAGTTAAAGAAAATGTTTGAATCTGATGATTATTCTTTCTTGGATAATCCAGATAAAGTTATGGAAAAAATTGAAAACTTACATTATACAACACAAAGAAATTTCTTGAATGCAATTATTGTACTTTTGATGGCTTTGAATCATGATGAAAAATATGATAAATTAATAAAAGATTATGGAAAATTAAGAGATGATTTCAATTCTAAATATGAAGAAGAACAACAAAGTGGAGTTATATCTGATAAACAATCAAAGAATTTTGCGACCATTGAAGAGGTTTATGAAATGATAAATAAGATGGCGGAAGAATTGAAACCAATTAAGAAAAAGAAACCAGAAGAACTCACAAAGAAGGAACGCAATCTTCTTCAAATGTATGTTATATTTTCCATTTATTCAAAATATCCAATGAGAAATGATGTAGCTGGAATGGAATCGATTCAAAAGAGAGCTTATAACAAATTAAGTGATAAAGAAAAAGAAGAGAACAATTATCTTGTAGTTCATAAGAATGGAATGTTTTTTGTATTAAATAAATACAAAACATCAAAAAAATATGAAGAATTAAAAATTCAAATAGAAGATCCAAATGTTAAGAAATTATTGAGATATTATTTAAAAATAAATGGAATGGGTGTTTTGTTTAAATCATCAACTGGAAAACCTTTAACAAGAATTGAATTATCAAAAAACATGTTAAAGTATAGTGAAAAATATTTAAATAAAAGAATATCAACAACTCTTTTAAGAAAAATTTATTTATCATCAAAATATGGTGATGTAAAAAAAGAATTAGAAAAAGACAATCATATCATGGGACATTCAAAAGATGTTGCATTAAATACTTATGTTAAAGAAGCTCAAAAAGATGATGAATAATTATTTCTTTTTTTTATCTTGATTTTTTCTATCTTGTTCCACAGCTTTTTTCACAATTTCTTTTCTTTTGGCTCTTTCTTCTTTTTTCTTTTGCATTTGTTTCTCTTCTTTCTCTTCTTTCGCTTTTTGTTTTTCAAGATTTGTCTTTGGTTTTGGAAGAACTTCTTTGGCTTTCTTCTGACTAATAACTTTCATTTTTTGTACTTTCCCTTTTGTAACTGGTCTCATTTCGGCTTTCTCATGGTCTATCATATAGCCTTTCTTTTTCAATAAATCAATTATATCTTGTCTTTTCGCACCCTTTGGAATTTTAATTGCCGATAATACATTATGGGCTCTTATTAATTTTCTGATTTCAGATGTTGCAAGTTCTCCATTCTTTTGTCTTTTTACTTCTGACATTCTTTATGTATATATTAGAAAAATAAAATATTTCATATATTATAAAAAATGATTTTTCATAAAACCCATTCAAAAAAAGATCTTATAGAATTATTCAAAGAGTTGAAAATTTATCTCAATAAATCATCAAGTAAATGTGATTTATTAAGAGAGATAGATGAAAAAATAGATGATTGTCAATACAATAAACAAATCAAAAATAAAACTGAATTAATTGAATACTTAAAGAACGAAACAACAAAACAAAGACCAAATATAAGTGAGAAAAAGAGAATCATGTTAATATCAAAGAAGGTTATTAAATATTGCAATAATGATTGTATGTTGAATGAATCAACATTTGATTCACATGATTCTTGTTATAATAGTTTGATTTCAATATGTAAATGGGGAGATATTCCATCAGTACGGAGAGCGTGTAAATTATACAATAAATCATCTATGAAAATAAATCATGTAAATCCGAAAATTTCCCCAAGTGTTGAGAGAGATATTATAAACAAAAGATTGATTAAGAAAGTTTATATGACATCTCTTAAAATTAGATATGGAACAAAAGAGAATCCAATTCTTGTTTCTTTTGATTAAAAAAGTGTCTGGGATAAAACTCAAAAAAAATAGAAGTTTATATCATACTTGTTTTATTTCTCTAAAAAATACAATTCTATCTCGGACACTTTTTGCGTAAAAATATAGATTATTTTTTTTCTAATATAATATATAATGAATAAACAAAAATCAATTGATTTACAATATGGATTTAAGTCCGAGGAAGAAATACATGATTATCTTGAAGATATATTTGGAACTCTATTCCGATCAAAGAATAATCCGGAAATGGGAGAATATTATGAATTTGACAAATACAACGAAAGCTATTTTATTGAAATGAAAACAAGAAGAATATTTAAGAAACAATATCCAACATTATTCTTTGGAGAAAATAAATTAATTAAGGGAGATGAAATATTAAAGAAGAATCCAAATTTAAGAATATTTTATTTGTGGAGATGCAAAGATGGTGTTGTTGGTTGGGAACATAAATCATCACCTTATGAAATAAGAAAGAGAGGGAGATGTGATAGAGGAAAAGATGAAATAGATGATTGTGTTGATATAGAACAACAATATATCAAACCAATAAATGAATTATTAAAAGATAAAGAAAATTAAATTATATAATGTTATAAATGGTTGAGAAAACAAAAATAACATATAAAGGAAAATCAAGAAATGTTCCAAAAAGTTATGTTGGAAATTTAAAGGGAGAAGAAAAAAAGAAACAAGTTAAAAGTATTATTGAAGGAAAACCAAGACCAAAAACATCAGCTCCAAAAAAGGAATCAACATGGACTGTAAAGTTCAATAAAAAATATGGAAAACAATTAGATGAAATGAAAGGTGGAAGAAGTAAAAGAAACATTGCAAAGGTTACTGGGATTCCATTCAAAGCCATTGATGAAGTATTCAAGAAAGGTGAAGGAGCTTATAAATCATCTGGATCAAGACCAAATCAAACACCGCAATCTTGGGCTTATGCGAGATTGTATTCGTACATTTTAGGAGGAAATGCAAGGAAGGTTGATAAAGAAATAACAAAAAAATATAATGTAAAATTTCCCAAATAAAAATAAAATATCAAGTATAATGAGGAAATATATTCAAGGT